GCGACAAGAAGATCATGGTGGTGTCGGCCAGCAAGCAACGTGCCGACGACTTCACCATCTTCTGCCAAAAGTGCCTCATTGAAATCCCCTGGCTCAACCACCTGACCCCACAGGACGATGACCAACGCTGGAGTCGTGTGTCCTTTGATGTTCGTGGGTGTCGGCCTGCTCAGTCACCGTCAGTAAAAAGTGTTGGTATTACGGGACAACTTACCGGTTCTCGTGCCGACCTAATCATCTTTGATGACGTGGAAGTCCCAAGCAACTCCGCTACCGACCTCATGCGAGAGAAGCTGCTTCAGCTCGTGACGGAGGGTGAGTCCGTGCTGACCCCTAAGCAGGACAGCCGTATCGTGTTTCTTGGAACACCGCAGACTACCTTTACCATTTACCGGACGCTGCGGGAACGCAACTACCAACCAATGGTCTGGCCTGCTCGCTATCCAAAGTCCCTTGTCGGATACGAGGACGTGCTGGCCAAGGACCTCCAAGACGACATCAACCGCGAGGGACTGGACAAACTTTCCTGGACTCCAACCGACACCCGCTTCTCCGAGATCAACCTTCTGGAGCGAGAACAAAGCATGAGCCGAAGCAACTTTATGCTTCAGTTTATGCTGGATACCAGCCTGAGTGACGCCCTCAAGTTCCCCCTAAAGCTCAGTGACTTCTCCGTGCTGCCACTAGACCCACAAAAGGGACCATCGGATGTGATCTGGGGTTCTGACAAGGAGACCCTTCTCGATCTTCCCGCCGTTGCCCTTCCCGGTGATCGGTGGCATAGGCCAAAGGCTGTCTCAGAATACATCCCCTGGAACGACACCATCACGGCAGTTGACCCCTCCGGTAGGGGCAAGGACGAGACTGTCTCCATCATCCTGTCACAGATCAACGGCTACCTTTTCATCCGAGACATCTTTGCCACACAGGATGGGTACTCCGACACAACCCTAAGGGAGATCCTTAGACGCAGCCGCCAATACGGCAGTAAAATGTGTCTCATCGAATCCAACTTTGGTGACGGGGCCATCATGGAACTCCTAAAAAAGCACGCCCAAGAAATGAAGGTTGGGATGGCGTTTGAGGAGTCACGCGCCACCACAAGAAAGGAAGACCGCATCATCGATACCCTTGAGCCGGTCCTCAATCAGCATCGACTGATCATTGACCAACGCCTCATCGACTGGGACTACCGCAGCAACCCCGAGCAGGCACCCGAAGAACGCCTTCCACGGATGCTGATGTACCAGCTGACCCGCATGTGTCGGGAGAAGGGGGCAGTCCGCCACGACGACAGGATTGACGCACTTGCCCTTGGGGTTAAACACTTTCAGGATGTCCTTGCTATCTCCGCAAAGGAGGCCCATATCCAGAACAAACGACACGAATGGAACACCATGATTGACGCCTTTTTGGAGCAGCCAACCCTTGCTACCGACATGCTCGTTGCCGGAAAGAGCTTTTCTGACCTCTCCACGGATGATATTGTCTCGGATTCTGGTGTCTATTCCTGGACCTAGAAAGGAGACACCCACCTAAAAAGACACATCAATTAACCCCGGTTTATACCGGTTTCCCAAAAAAGGTGCTTGCTTCTAGGGGGGAAAGAGGGGGGCACCTCTGAGGAAGCCGCGCAAGCGGCGCCCCGAAGACCAAGGAAGACCCCCGATAGGGGGACTGACGCGGAGCAGACCCCCACCCCAACCCCCATTACTGTCCATTGTATTTATAGTTGAACACTATGACTAGACTCAGCAGAACAAGAGTCTCCGGAGCGGAGCGGAGGAGAGTCGCAGTTCTTCGGACACTGAGTCGCAATCATAGTTGAGCTATAATAGCCCCACCGTCCCCCAACAGTAGCAACAGCAGTAATAACAACTATAACAACCATAGTAGTCATAGTAGTGGTAATAGTCACAGTATCCCATAGTAGTATCCATCACTCCTCCAATACATGCCTCAAACAAAGCTCATCTGGATTACACCAGACGCAGAGTCCATCATTACCTATTGTGCTCGGGTATCCAACCCAACGAACCAAGAAGCCAATGCCAACCCAGAACGGTTGATCGACTACTTGGTTAAGCATAAGCACTGGAGTCCCTTTGAGATGGCCAGCGCCTGCTTTGAGGTGAACACGACCCGTGACATCTCGGCACAGATCCTCCGGCATCGGTCGTTCTCGTTTCAGGAGTTCTCGCAGCGGTATGCGGAGGTTCAGCTGCGGCCAGAGCTTCCCGAAATGCGGAGGCAAGACACCAAGAACCGCCAGAACAGCTTTAATGATTTACCTCTTGGGGTGTTGGCTGAGTGTGACAAACTGATCGGTCAGGCATTTGTGACCAGCTATCGAGCGTACGATCGTCTCCTTGAACTGGGGGTGGCAAAGGAGTGTGCCAGAAAGGTCCTTCCCATGAACAGTCCTACCCGCCTCTATATGTCTGGGACGATCCGATCGTGGATCCATTACCTTTCGGTGCGTACTGGTGTGGAGACACAACTGGAGCATCGACAGATCGCTCAAGAGATCAACACTATTCTCATTAACCATCTTCCCTCGTTGACCAATGTCTTTAACTCTTGATCAGGCCAAGCGTGTGGTGGCTGTGGCTCCCATTGATTCGTACTACTACCACGAAGCTCTGCGTGTTCTTCAGGCGGCTGGGTATTATGGCACGCCTGCGCCCAAAGCCGTGGATAAGGCTGAGAGGCCTCTGGAAGGTCCAGGAGCACCCCTCTGACTCCCCGCAGGTGTCGTTGCACCTACGGCTCCTCAGAGGGCCTTTCCTGGGGCTTATACATGCCACCCGTAGATTTTGGTAGAAATTTGTGAAGTCCTTACGCTTGTTGTCGGCCCCGGCTCTCCCCCCCGGTGGGGTGGTCGGCCTGGTGTGTCCAGTTTCCGTGTCCAAACCGGGCCATGGCCAGCCGAGAACCGTTGCGGCGCAGTGGGTTTGGAGCGTTGCGTATCTGCGGAAGGGACAGGTACGCAGTGGGTGGACAGGGGTAACAGGTAACGCGCCTGTGGGCGTGTGCGGGCGCGTACCTGTGCGCGTGTTCTCATGTATTATCAAAAAATCTGTACGATTCTCAATAAGCACTCCTTGTTGAGAATATTAAGATATGCTGAGCAGGGTTGACCGATGGGCATGGTTGTGGTTATGGTGTGTTCATCGGTTGAGGGAAGCAGGAACGCCACCTGCCAAGCCCACACCGCCAGACTCTCACCAGTTATCGGTTGGGAGTTGACAAACCAGGCCCAATGGTCTACCATCAGATCAGTTCAACCAACACCGAACCAATGCTCTACTACATCTGCCACCTTTCTGATGACGGTCAGTGGGTGGGTCTACGCTCAACTCATGATGAAGACTACGCTGAAGATCTCTTGGACTACTATTGCGAAAAGATGTCACATGCTCATGTTGACATTCTGACCGCTGACGAATTCAAGCACTGATCACAAGCCACAACCATAACACCACGGCATCCACCACCATGAAACGGGTCAAACCACGCGCCAACGCTCGCCACATTCTTGGGATGCTCGGGCTAGCCTCGGCAGCCGACATAGCTCAGGGTTCGAGCTGGTATCAACGCGCCTATGACATCTCGGTAAGCTTCATCCACGCATACGATGGGCTAACACTGGGTCAGGCCATAGGTGTCATTGCAGCACTCAGCCCAAACAATAAATGGGCACGTAATGTTGCCGATGCAGAGGCTATGATTAAGCTCTGGCACGCTGGGGCTGATCCTAGAACCTCAAAGGTTTGCACTTACAACACCAATAAAGACAAAGCCGCTCGCATCCTTGAGTTGGAATCACCAGACGATGAGACCATTCAAGAGATTCTATCGGGGCAAAAGGTTGTAGCATTCTATCGCTGCATCGCAGGCTACCGTGATACGGTGTGTGTTGACGGTCATGCGTTCGCCATCTTTATGGGTGAACGTATCCCTACAACGCAAACGCCGAGCATTGGTAAGGCACTCTATGCTGCCATCACCCGCTCCTACATCCTCGCCAGTGAGCGATCCTTTGAAGCATGCGGCCATCACCTAACACCAGCTCAGGTTCAAGCTGTCACATGGGTCACGTATCGGAGACTTCTTGGTTATGACAACTGAGCGCAAGTTCTACGCAACAACTGGCACCCGTACTATGCGGGGCGGTTGGCGGGTGAATGAGGGTAGGGTAATCTACGCTGCCGACTATTCACAAGCCTACCGCATTGCCACCAGATCATGCTATCGTAGCGAGCAAGTTATCACCCTTGAGGAGATCCCACACCATGACTGACTGTTCTACACTGTCTGCTCAATGGCAGGCTGGCCAGCACACCACACCAACACCAGCAGAGCGCACAGACTTTAGGCTCTGGCTTCTATCTGAGTTTGGCAAGATGCGAGCCTCAGGGATTGAACCACTGTTCGTCACCCGTGAGGTTCTAATCGATGAGGTAATGGCGGCACTTGATAGGGTAGTGTTGCCGGGTGAGACCCGCTGGCTTCCCGTTAGTCGGTTATACAATGAACCAAACCCTGATCTTATGTCTACTCAACAGAACCTTATGTTCAGGGCTGTTCATGATTGGACCCACTGGAAGTTGGGCGCTGATTCTACCTTTGAGGGTGAGTTTGCGGTTGCTATGACTCACATAGAGTCTGCGCCCCAATCTATCCATTGGGTCCTATGGTCTGAGGTTGCGGGACAGGCAGCCACCGCTATAACTACTGGAGAGTTTCAACAACAGAAACTCGTCAAGATGTAAGGCTCATCCCTATCACCAATCATCACCGGATTAACCGGGGTGGCTTAATCGCTGCCCCGGTTCTTTTTTGTTGGTTTGATGAGTAGTACATCCGCACTATCATTCACAAGCCTCATCACTGAGACCCTGCCAGATAAGCCATGCTAATCCATCCGAGGGTTCACAGACCAGAAAGATCGACTATGATCAATGGCATGGGGCAGCCGATGCCTCACCATTCCACTCCGGAAATTGCAATGAACGCCCAGCTATCTGCTGTCTTTCCAGACGTTGACGCAGCCGCCCACGTGTGGCCCACCGCCCCCACAAGTGGTTCCTTTGACTGGGAACAGCTCAACATCCTCAGCCTCTGCCACCACGCACAACGTATCTTTGCATCTGATGAGCATTCCAACTCCTACAAACTCAGCTACCTCAAAGCAGCAGTTGACCTCATCCAGCAAAGCGCCGAGGCCCAAGATACCAAACAAGGCTGATCGTCCCTACTATCTTCCCTTTGTTTATAAGAAATGAGCCGCCCCACATCCATCAGCACTGGCACTGTGTATCAGGTCCACTTTGGTCGATACATTGAGGCACTGAACCGCACTGTCAGTGAGTTAGACTTTTCAAAGTTTGTCAAGGATGAGATCGTTCCTGAGTTTGAGTCATTCAGCATTCAGGATGGGGTTGGGTATTGGAAGGGAGAACCGGAACCAATCAAGGTTCTCACTATTGTCTCCCAATCCTATGAGGATTCTTTGCCCATTCATTCTATTGCTGAGGCATACAAGAAGAGATTCTATCAGGATGCGGTATGGGTCAACACGTTTTCTTGCTTTCCGAACCTAGTTTGATGGACAACAGGAACATGCCAGCAACAAAGGATCGAAACCCAAACGGTAACTTTCCACCTGAGATTGGGCGCATCATTGAAAAGATCAAACGACGGGGAAGTGATTCACTGTCTGATGGAGAACGGGTCATGGTTGTTCAGATCTTTAGGGCAGCAGCCATGACGATGGACAAGCGAGTAATTGATGTGAGGGATGCCATTCAGAAGGCACACCTTGAGTTCTGCTTTCGGTTGGAGGGGATGTGATGACTAAAGCTCTCTCCCCCGCCGCGCAGGCAGTTGTTGACGCTGGTATTACTGGACGCGGATACTTGCAACCAGCCGTCGCCGCCGCCCTGCGAGCTGCTGCGGATCAGGTCATCACCGACCACCGACTGGACTTCCTTAACAATGAGCGTGATTCCGTATCCCGGCTATTCCTGATGTATGTGCGCGAACAATTCCGCGCCATCGCCGCCGAGCTGGAGGGTGGTAATGACTGACGCCATCATGCTTACCAAGAACACAGACCAACTTCGCCAACAAGTAGCAGCTCACGTCGCTGCTGACTCCATCGCTCAACGCATTTACTGGGACGAAGACAGCAAACGCGGTTGCTTTATTGGGTGCTTGGCGCACTCTAACGATCCAGGGATTAACGAACAAACCTACGGCTTGCCTGTAATGGTGCAGCGTATTGCCGAGTCGATCTTTGAAGCGTTGCCTGACGATGAAGCCAAAGCATTCTTTGCGGCATTGCCTGATGCGGTCGGTTGTGATGGCAAGGACTTAAGCAAAGTCGGCTGGCAGTTTCTTGCTGCTGAGCTGCGTGCATTGCCTGGGCAACCTGACGAGGTTCAGGTAGTTATTGATCCTGTTATTGCAGGTATGGATCTGCTTGCCAGTGGTCAGGAATGGGCTGCTCCTGCTGCTGCTCGTGCTGCTGCTGCTCGTGCTGCTTGGGCTGCTCCTGCTGCTGCTGCTTGGGCTGCTGATGCTGCTCGTGCTGCTGCTTGGGCTGCTGATGCTGCTCGTGCTGCTCGTGCTGCTCGTGCTGCTCGTGCTGCTCGTGCTGCTCGTGCTGCT